TGTCTTTAATAACTTCAAAAACAAAAGACAAATCTTTATATTTTGGGTTAACAGACACTTGATAACAATCACCTGATTTTTCCATCATAGGTTTACCAAAGTCTTCAGTGTTTTTTGAAATATAAAAACTAGGGTTCTCACACTCTTCATGTATGCTAAATAATTCATCAATAACCTCAAGTGTTAAACCTTCATTAGAAGCAGAAGCTTTATCCCAACCTTCTTTATCAGGGCGATCTTCATCACCTGGCTTAGCTGGTTTATAGTTTTTACCTAATCTTTTTTTCTTTTTTCTGATGTTATCCCACAAACCATTTTCTTGTAGGGTCTCCATTATATCTTTTTTTGTAACAATCATATCGTTTGTTTAGTAATAAATATCATTAAACCTAGTAAAAATTTTGTGTTTAGTAAACTAATTTTATATATTTGCAATATGAAGTACATGAAAGAGCATCAATATGTTTTGATAGATTCGGAGAACAACGAACTAGTACTGGTTGGGGTTGATTTACTATTAACTCGTTTAAAGATCGATTCACCCGAATATTTTGTTGGTCCAGAAACTAAAAACCCCAACAGTATTCAGAGAATTAAAGACGCTGTGAGTTTTATTAAAAGAAATGAGTATAGACAAAATTATTTCGAACCAGCACTTTTAAATGTTGAGTCAGGTAAGATTGGCGTGTTGGACGGGAGACATAGGATAGTTGCTGCAAAAAAAATGGGGTACACCCATATATTCATTGAGGTACCCCGAGATGTAAAAAATCTATTTGTTGAATTAATTTAACCCCAATAATTTAGCGGCTTCAGCTTTTAATTTATCGCTCCAAATTTGTTCAATTGCTTGCTGTGTAATTAAAAGAAATTTGTATTCACCGTCTTCCCATACATTAGGGTCGTTAGTTATGCTAATCCCTTTATTCATTTTTGCCATGTCATTTAAATAACTTTCCAACCCATCTAAAAGATCATCATCAGAAATAGTATCTTTCCAACCATCAGCATTAACCGAATAACGCCCGTCTTCATCTGCTTCCTCTTCTTGTGGTATGTTTAAATAGTCAGATAATTCTTCATATATGTCAGTGTCATTCTTGTAATCATCCCACATATCAGTATTTGTATATAGGACTTGGTTATTTTCTTTATTCTTTAAAAGAAATTCACTTCTATCATAAACAACACCAACGTAATTACCTCTAACGGTTTCACCCATTTTCATACCCTCTTCGTAATCTTGATTCCAAGGGGCACTTGGTGTATCGGAACCCATTGGGTAGTTATAGTTATCCATCTCATCAATGGCTTTATTACCTAGTTCGTTAAATATTCTTTTTAACTGATCTTCGGTTATTTTGTATTTGGTTTTCTTTTTTTGACCTTCAGTACTAAGTTGTAAACCAGGGGCTGGTGTTTCAGCGATACTAGGTTCTTTCTTTTTGCTCAAAATAGAGGTAACCTGGTCCTCAGTCATTTTATAAATTTTCTTACCCATAATAATTCTTTTATTTAAATAAATATCAGATTATTGGGTTAAATTCTTAAAATCGTAAATATTATTTGGTATTGTTCTTAAATGCTCAAACCCGTAAAAAGCGCTCATTGTTGATTGCTCTCTTATCACATGGTTTTCAATTAAAGATTTTGAATGAAAACTATTGATGACGTATCTACTACCAAAACCGCATAGTATAAATTCTTTATCACTCAACTTACAGATAAAAATAGCTTTCTTGTGCATCGGGTGATAGAATATCGGAAACTCATTGTAGTTAAAAATGATTATGTCAAACCATTTACCAGCAAACTCTCTAAATTGGTCAACTGGATCAACGTCAATCTTTTTATAATCTAAAAACGGATAACCAACCCTATTAGATAGAGCCGTAATTGCACAAATACTCAAAAACATATCTTTGTATTTTTGATTATTTTGTGTTAGTTTTGTTGTGTTATGTTCTTTTTTAACGACAGACCTGATATAAGATACACAATTATGCACGTCTTTTTCGTTTAGACGAATAACACTAAATTTTTTTCTATGCTTATCAAAAGCATCTTTAAACGTTAAAATACCCATATGTGACAAAAGTAGAAAAAAATTTGTTTCTAAACAAATAATTTATTAGTTTTGTGTCATGAAAAAGGGATATACAGAAGAACAACTTAATTTTATTGAGTTCAGTGGACCAGAGTCCATAATATTGTCAGCAACAGCGGGTAGTGGTAAAACACACTCAACAGTTGGAAGGTTGAATCATTTATTGGCCAATGGGGTTGATCCAAATAGGATCATATTCTTTTCATTTACTAACGATGCTGTTAATGAGTTAAGGAATCGTATTGATAATGAAGTTAAAATCACCACAATACATAGTTTTACAAGTAGCATACTAGGAAAGCTCGGTAAGTTCAAACCTATCGTAACTTTCTACGATTTCATTAACTGGTATCGTGATAAAAAGAAACCTTCTTTCAAAGATCCGAGAAAGGTTAGAGAGGAATATTATAAAACTATTGAGAAGTTTTATGAGGAAGGTGCTAGTATTTCATCAAGTTTCTCAGCGTACAAATTGCAGTTTTATGACGGTGTTAGATCACCAAAACCCAACTACTACGACCATTATGTAGCCTTTTTAAAGGACACAAACAGCCGTGATTTTTCTGATATGTTGATTGATACGGAAAAATTATCAAAAGACCCTAAACACCGTGATTTTTTCAACGGTATGTATGATTATGTGTTTATTGATGAATATCAAGATACATCAACTTTACAGATGAAGATATTGTCATCAATCAATGCCAAACAATATTACTTGATTGGTGATAAAAACCAGTCAATCTATGGGTTTTCTGGGGCAAACTGTTTAAAAATCGAGGCTTTACTCAAACAAAAAAAGACAGTTGTTGAGTTAACGCTGACAAAGAATTTTAGATCACACAAGAAGATTGTTGAAAACGCTAATAAATTTAGCTCACTACGTGCGATACCAGAATCTCAACATGATGGATATGTGGATGAAAAATTCATCAATAAAAAACGTATGTTTGAGATGATGCAAGACGGCAAACCTTTAACAGTTTTGGTTAGGACGAATAATGTCATAAAAGAAATTGAAAAGCAAGCGTTGAAGAAAAAGATACCGATGAGGTATTTTAACTACATCACTAAAACTGATCTTGAAAACATCAAAAAGTCTAACATAACCGATGCCTTAAAAAAGAAATTAAATGAAGTTTTACCGTATTTTATGAGTAATATTGATTTTATTGAGTTCATCGAATCCAATTTAGATTCCGATGTATTTGTAACCTCAATACATAAAAGTAAGGGTAGGGAGTTTCCTAGATGTATCGTAATAAATTCAGCTGACCCTGAGATGATAATTAATTACGGTAGTATGACACACGATCTATCAGAATATTCATTCTTAACTGAAGATGGGGATATCGATGAAGAAAGTAGGAATATCCACTATGTTGCTGTAACCAGACCAAAAGAGGAACTATACTTCATGATATTTGATGAGATATAAAAGAAAAAACCACCATAAGGTGGTTTTTTTTATAGAGGGTATTAATTTGCTGACTTTACTTTACCATATGTATTGGTTTGAGAAGTACCACGATTTATTCATAGTTGGATCTCTACCAGGTTAAAATTACTTCTAAAGTTACTTATATACCTTCACCTCTACGGTTTTTTATCTACCTTGACCTTTGTAGGTTTTTTTGTAGTTTTTGCTTTTCTTGTGTTTACTAGCTTTAGATTTTGTGTGTATACCCTTTCTACTTTTCTTAGGGTTACTTTTAAAAACCTTAACGTTAGATGAACCACCTTTTTTTGGAGCTGCCATTTTGATTAGTTATTAAAAATTTATTATTTTTTTCATTCTACTAAGTGATTCGTATACTGCCCCAGACTCAAAATCATCCATGTTCTTTGCGGCATACATATCACCTTGTTCCTGATCATACTGATTGATCATCGCATCAATCTCATCTAAACCTTCTTCAGCTTTATTCGAAAAAATATTTATCTTATTATAAGCTTTACTTAACCATTCTTTAACGGAGCTAAACCAATCCATCATTGAACCTTCGTAAACCTTAGAACCGTCAATTTTCAATTGACCCTTAACTTTGCTAGCAACTTTTGAGTTTTCTAAAATTTGCTGTAATACTTTTTTAGTGTTTTCATTCACTTTAGTTAAAGCTGTTTCAAAAGCATCTTTATATGATGTACTTGATTTCTCAGATTCCTGAATAATCTCAACCATCATATCATCTAATTTAACTTTTAATTTTTCAGCTCCTTCTGTTTGTCCTTTGAACGCATCCATCACCTCTGGAACCAAACTAGCTTTAGCAGCTTCTAAGTCTGCTATCGATTCTTTATAAAGTCTTAAAGCCTCATCTAACTGACCCTGTATGGATTTTAATTCAGCAACTTTTTGTTTAATCACGTCTTCACCATCTGGCGCAAAATATTCGTTCGTGTTCATAGTATTGTTTTTTAAATAAATATCTTGATAAAATGAAAAATTACCTTATAATAGTAATATTTATTAATAGAAAACTAACCTATGATTATTTTTTACAACAAATTAGACAAATCTAAGGAACCGATTGGGAGAACCTCAAAATACGATTCTAGATTAACAGCCGCAAAATATTTTGCTAAGATTAAAAATTTGGAACTTAAGCAGTTTTTAAAACTATTTAATGTAGAAAAACAATAATAAACAAACAAATTAAAACAAAACTATGTTATTAAAAGTAGGATCTAAAGGAGAGGATGTAAAAAAACTCCAAACAAAATTGGGTACAGCGGCTGACGGAGCTTTTGGCCCTGGAACAGAAAAATTAGTTAAAGAATGGCAAGCTGCCAATGGTTTAACAGCTGACGGTATTGTTGGTGATGCGACTTGGGCTAAGATGGGCCTAAACGAGGGCGCTGCACCAGCTGCGGCTCCAGTAGCTATCCCACCATCTAGCTTCAAATTAGAAGCTTTGAAAGGTCATATCCCTGATGCGGTTATCGCTCAAATCCCTGACACAGCAGCTAAATTCAACATCACAAACGTATTAAGACTAGCGCATTTCTTGGCACAATGTGGTCACGAATCTGGTGGTTTTAAAGCTGTTAGTGAGAATTTAAATTATAGTGCTGATGGTCTTAAAAAAATCTTCCCTAAATATTTCCCTGGTAATTTAAATGAGTCTTACGCTCGTCAACCAGAAAAAATCGCTAACAGAGTTTATTCATCTCGTATGGGTAACGGTGATGAAGGTTCTGGAGAAGGTTTTAAATTTAGAGGCCGTGGTTATATCCAATTAACTGGTAAATCAAATTACACATCATTTGACAAAATGGTTGAAGAAAATATCATCGAAAATCCAGATTTAGTTGCAACTAAATATCCTTTAGCTTCAGCAGCGTTCTTCTTTGATTCAAATAAACTTTGGTCTATATGTGACAAAGGTGCTGATGACGCAACAGTAACAGCGGTTACAAAAAGAGTTAATGGTGGAACTATCGGTTTAGCTGATAGAATTAAACACTTTAAAGAATATTATAATTTACTTAAATAAGAAAAATCATGGATGAATTAATAGGTACTATCAAATTATTTGCTGGGTATTTTGAACCCAGAGGGTATATGGTATGTGACGGTAGATTATTGTCAATAAGCCAATACCCAGCACTATATTCTATTTTAGGTACACATTACGGTGGAAACGGCCAAACAAATTTTGCTTTACCTGATTTAAGAAGTAGAGTACCAGTTGGTGTTGGTCAAGGTAATAATCTAAGTACTGTTTCATTAGGACAAACTGGTGGTTGTGAAATGAATCAAATGGCTGGTAAACACATTGGTTTAAATACCGAAACAGGTTCTTTTGATATCACTGCAACTGGTAGAGATGGTGCACCTAGTTTAGTTAAATCTGTAGTTGTAAACGAACAATGGACACCAATTGAAAATAGACAACCTTATTTAGGTTTAAATTACATTATTTGTGTTGAGGGTGAATATCCAATGAGAGATAATTAAAATAAAATAAACATAAAACTAAAAAACAATTAAAATGGCATTTGTAAAAAATTTAAATGGAAAAGCTGTAGAATGTGATTATGAAGATGGTGCTTTATTAGTACCAGCATCTGGTTATGTTGCCGCTATTGTTATGGGTGGCGAGATTCATTTCTACGGAGCTACCGATGATGCTGGTGTTATCGCTATCGGATCAACAGCTAACGGAAGTGAAGTTGCTACATTAACTGAAGCTAAAGCTGCTATCGCTACTTTGGGTACATTATTCTTAGATGGCGTTTCCGCTTAATCAAAATTAAACAAAAAATAAAGGCTTGGTTTTTACCAGGCCTTTTTTATTATTGTACTATGAGTTTTAATAAAAGATATGTCGACAGTCGTAAAATTTTAATCTATAAAGATGGGTTAGATAAACTCTTTAGTGATAAAATCGATGCTTTTTTCTTTAGTGACGATTTTTCAAAGGAAATCTTTGACTTGTATGAAGAAAAGAAGTTTGATTTAATTAGGGAGCGAATACTTGAATATGAGGCTAAATCTTTGATCTAACGGTTTCACATTTTTATTTAATTCAGAACTAATTGTTGATAAATAACCTTCATATATAAAACCAATCGATGTTGTTTTTTTAATGGTTTTTGTTATTGATAAATTATAGTTACCAACGGTATTCCTCAACCAAACTAAATCATTACTTGATGTAACAGCTGGTTGTAACAACAGATTATGTTCAATATTATAATCAACCACTTTGTATTTTAATGTATGTCGATAAGAAACCCTTTTACTACCAAACCAAAGCTTTGATATTTCCGATCTATCGTATACATACGCAAGGGATACACTACCACCTAGTTTACTTGTTTTAAAAGATTTTTTAAGACCCATACCGCCCGAAACACTTAAATCTAAGTTTTTCACCAATGAATGCTCTACCGTTGAGAACAAAATCACACTGTAGTTATTTTTAATCTCTTTCCAGGAAAATATGTTTAACCTAGCGTCTTCAGATTGTTTAATAAACGCATCATTCTTTTGACCATAAAATAAAAAATAATAAGGATTTAAGCTAACACCAATATCCTTTTTTTTATTATTTAATTCATAGCTCATTTTAGACGTTATCTGAACGTTTTTGTTATTTCCAGTAAGTAGCACCCCACCTATGTCAAAACTCTTTATTTGGGCCTTTAAATGCCCAAAAAAGCATATTAATAATATTGTTATGAAGTACTTCATGTTATAACTTACCTATTGCATCGATTATAGCCTTTTTCATGGCAATACCTATCGATGATTTACTAAAAGGAACCTTACCTTCTTTAAGTTCAATAAAAGCGTAACTAGCGGTTGTCGCTGATTCACCGATACCGTCAACAATTGTGTCACCAAAGTGAACTTTTAATAATATTTGTGTTGTCTCCGTGGCCGCACCAACACCCGCAATTCTAAAACTACTTGATGGCGTACCAACTCTAGTGATCTCAACCATAACAGGTATAGCGTTTTGTTCACATAAGGAGTACTTTTCAGATAAAACTTCTTCGGTAATTTGTTTAACACCGAATAAAATGTTTCTATCCTTAAATTCTTTTATTTTCATTGTGCTGTAGACTGAATCCACTTTAACACAAGTTTGGGAAAATCCTGATATAGGTATTATTACCACCATAATCAATGTAAAAATAAACTGTTTCATAATTTTATTGTTTATATCCTGTTTTTATTATATAAAAATTTGAAGACCCGTTATGGGTTAAATTATCAACCATAATTGACTGAGCACCAGTATAGGTTGTTTTTAGGTTGCTATTAGACCCATTAATTATTGACCATTGCGCTGATGTGAATAACCTATAATTTGGTGTGGAATTTAACCAGCTTGGTAATATGTTATTGTTTCTTTGAAACACCAACACAACATCTGTTATCGTTAAAATATCGTTCCCATTAACGTCCATCCTGTAATAATCTTTTGCATTAAAAGATTGGGTTAGTAACTTTTGATTAAAAAACTGAGCATCAGTGGTACTAGGTAGTAAAACACTAACATTCTCGCCAGCAATCAGCCTAAAATCATTTAAATTTACACTCTCACTCGTTGTTATGGTATATTTTCCACTAACATCCGTGGTATATGTTCCATATAACGTGTAGGTTGTTTGTGTTTTAGCCTTGTAGAATAGTTTTACTGATATACCAGATACACCAGTATTTTCAGCATCATACATGTATCCTGAGTAAGCAAATGGGTTCACAATTATAACGCCAGTGTTTGAATATGTATAACCACACGTACCACTTTGTAGTTGGGCTCTAAATAAAGTAGCGTCAGTCTGGTTGCTGTATGTATAGGTTGCCGCAGTATTCACAATATCGGTCCATGTGACTCCGTTGTTTACAGATCTTTGCCATTTTACAATCGTACCAGTATAACCGCTTAAAGTTAGTGTACCTGAATTAGTTGTGCTTGTATGTACCGCTGACGATACTGAACCACCTGTTGGTGGGGTGCCTGTTATAACACTGATAGTTTTACTAGTTGAATAAACCGCACTACCACAATTCGGTGTCTGAACCTCAACTCGATAATAATATGTCCCAGCGGATGATATTGTTTCTGTTAAAGCTGCGGTTGTATTGGTTATGTCAGTCCAGTTAACATTATCCGTAGACTTTTGCCATTTATTAATATTACCCTGTTGGCCAGATAAAGTCAACTCAACAACACCACCAGCACATATAGTATTGTTTGCAGCGAATACGGTACCAGAATTAGTTGGTTTAACCGATAAAAATACACTAGAAGAGGCTAATGATGAACAAGTCACTGGACTGGTTGAGTTAACGATTGCTCTATAATAAGTTGTTTTAGTTATGTTTGAAATTGTTATACTACTTGATGTGCTAGATATTGTTGTACCAGCTGTAAAGAAGTTATCAAAAGATGATTCCCACCTAACAACGCTCCCAGTCATACCACTTAAAGTTAATACGGTACTATTTGAACCAGAACAAACGTTTATATCCCCACCACTAATAGTACCAGTGGAACCGTTACCCACATTTATTTGTCGTGTGAAAATTGTTACACTTGATGTGAGATCACCAGGCATGTCACCATATTCACAAATATAACCAGGCAAACTTGTGTTTGGTAAATCATTCCATGAACCACTATTCGCTGAATAAAATTGTGCATAGTGTTCACCGCCAGCATTATTTGGTTCACCGCCAGCCCATTTTGAATACTGCCCAGTTACAGATGTAC